AAAATCCTGCCTTTGTGCAAAACGGAGAAAATGTTGCAAAAACGGGTCAAATAGGCGATATCGTACCCCCATACATTTTCGGAAATTTCAAAAATTTTCGCAGCAATAGCAGGCGTTTCGGGAATCGGCGTGAAAAAATGGGTAGACGGAAGGGTAGACGGCGACCCTCTTGGAAAACCCGCAAGCCCTTGCGCCCCAGGCGTTTCGGCGGGTAGCCATCGGGTAGACATCCTTGTTTTGTTCAAAAACCGTTTGTGCAAAACGGAGAAAAATGCAGTTTTTGAAGAAGCCATGAAACTTTTCAGATTTCTATAGCCTTTTTGTCGCGGGCGTGGTATACTGCAATTTACAGTATCTCTCGAGGAGGAAACGCCATGAAACGAATGCTTGCGTTGCTGCTTACGGCAATGCTGATCTTGACGCTGCTGCCCGGTTGCGGCAAAAAGAACCCGGGCGGCGACGCTCCGGAGGTCCCCGAAAATCCGACGGAGCAGGGCGGCGAAACGCCCGATGTGACGCCCGAGCCGGAGCCCTACGTCGATCCCTACGAGGCGGTCAGGACCTATTGGAGCGAGGATCAGCTCACACAGTCCTGGGGCCCCGACCAGATCGTGGAGCACCTTTTCTTCCATCCCGTCATCGCCTATCCCCAGTGGGCATTTCATGACTGCGGCGCGAGCCAGAGCGAACGCTACGGTCTCGATGACTGGATGGTGACCGCGGACGAGTACGCGAAGATCTTACAGTCCGTGTATGAAAAGGGCTACATTCTTGTCGCCATCGAGGATGTGTGGAGCGAGGTCACGGACGAGAGCGGCACGCACATGGTGCGCAACACGCTCAAGCTGCCCGAGGGCAAAAAGCCGCTCATCATCAGCTTTGACGATGTGAACTACTACCCCTATATGCTCGAGCAGGGCTTCACGAGCAAGCTCGTGGTCGGCGAGGACGGTGAGATCTGGGCCGAGTGCACCGATCCCTACACGAAGGAGACCTTCCTGACCAAGGAGGGCGACGCCACCACGATGCTCGACGAGTTCGTTTACGAGCACCCCGACTTCTCGCTCAACGGCGCGAAGGCCATTTTTTCACTGACCGGCTACTACGGCATCCTCGGCTACCGCACGCAGGATGACCGCGACATCGCCAAGGACAGCCCCGAGCGCGCAGCGTTCGAGGCCAACCGCGCGGCGGAGATCGAAGCGGTCAAGCCCGTGATCGCGCGGCTCAAGGAGACCGGCTGGACCTTCGGCAGTCACACCTGGGGCCACATCCGTCTGGCGGACAAGCCGCTGCAGACCGTCATCAACGACACCGAGCGCTGGGCGGACGAGGTCGGCAGTCTGGTCGGACCCACCAATGTGCTCTTCTACCCGCACGGTGGGCGCCCCGACGGCGACGACTGGCACAAGACCGGCGAGCGCTTCCAATACTTGCAAAGTCAGGGCTTCCGCATCTTCGCGAGCGTCGGCGTCAATTCGTTCAGCTACATCAAGCCGGACATCTCCGCCGTCATCTGCGACCGTCTGCATCCGGACGGCACGACGCTGCGCCACTCCCGCAGCCGCTATCTGCAATTCTACAACGCCGAGGACATCATCGACCTTTCGGTCCGTCCCGACCTCGGCGTGGACTGGTAAGGAGGAACGAATGAGCGAACATGAGCTGATGCAAAAGGCGATCGAAATGCTCGACCGCGCGTATATCCCCTATTCTCACTTCCCCGTCGGCGCGGCGCTGGAATGCGAGGACGGCACGGTATATACCGGCTGCAACATCGAAAATTCGAGCTTTGGCCTCACCATCTGCGCCGAGCGCACCGCCGCCGTCAAGGCGATCAGCGAGGGACATTCCAAATTCCGCCGCATCGTCATCGCCGGCAACAGCAAGGATTTCTGCTATCCCTGCGGCGCGTGCCGCCAGTTCCTTTATGAATTTTCCCCCGATATGGAGGTCATCTGTCTCAACCGCGCACGCGAGGCAAAGCGGATGACGCTCCGCGAGCTGATGCCCTGCGGCTTTGACAGCACGTTTCTCTAAGAAAAAAATCTTTGATATAACAGGTGATCAACATGGTAGACATTACGAAAATCGCAGCGATCTACGCCGACGCCGAGCGTTACGGCGGCATGACCGTGACCGTCGGCGGCTGGGCCAAGACCATCCGCGACCTCAAGACCTTCGGCTTCATCGAGCTCAACGACGGCTCCTGCTTCCGAAACCTGCAGGTCGTCATGGACGCGAACATTCTCGCCAACTATAAGGAGATCGCCGCTCAGAACGTCGGCGCGGCGCTCATCGTCATCGGCGAGGTCGTGCTCACGCCCGAGGCCAAGCAGCCGCTTGAGCTCAAGGCGACCGAGATCGCGGTCGAGGGCTCGTCCACGCCGGACTATCCCCTGCAGAAGAAGCGCCACAGTGTAGAGTTCCTGCGCACCATCCAGCATCTCCGCCCGCGCACGAACCTCTTCAACGCGACCTTCCGCGTGCGCTCCGCTGCGGCCTTCGCGGTGCATGAGTTCTTCCAGAGCCGCGGCTTCACCTACGTCAACACCCCCATCATCACCGGCTCCGACTGCGAGGGCGCGGGCGAGATGTTCCAGGTCACGACGCTCGATCTTGAAAACGTCCCCAAGACCGAGGACGGCAAAGTCGATTATTCTCAGGATTTCTTCGGCAAGAAGACCAGCCTGACCGTCTCCGGACAGCTCAACGCCGAGAACTTCGCCATGGCATTCGGCGACGTCTACACCTTCGGCCCCACCTTCCGCGCCGAAAACTCCAACACCGCGCGCCACGCTGCCGAATTCTGGATGATCGAGCCGGAGATGGCGTTCTGCGACCTCGATGGCGACCTCGAGGTCATGGAGGCGATGGTAAAATACATCATTACCGCCGTCATGGAGCGCTGCCCCGACGACCTCGCGTTCTTCAACAGCTTCGTCGATAAGGGACTCATCGAGCGTTTGCAGCATGTCGCCAGCAGCGACTTCGGCCGCATCACCTACACCGACGCCGTCGAGCTGCTCAAACAGCACAACGACCGGTTCGACTACAAGGTCGACTGGGGCACCGACCTCCAGACCGAGCACGAGCGCTTTCTCACCGAGCAGATCTTCAAGCGTCCCGTGTTCGTCACCGATTATCCCAAGGAGATCAAGGCGTTCTATATGCGCCTGAACGACGACGGCAAAACCGTCGCCGCGGCGGACTGCCTTGTGCCCGGCATCGGCGAGATCATCGGCGGCAGCCAGCGCGAGGAGCGGCTCGACGTGCTCGAGAGCCGCATCAAGGAGCTTGGCATGAATCCCGCCGACTACTGGTGGTACTGCGACCTGCGCCGCTACGGCTCCTGCCGCCACGCGGGCTTCGGCCTCGGCTTCGAGCGCATGGTGATGTACCTCACGGGCGTGGGCAACATCCGCGACGTAGAGCTGCATCCCCGTACCGTCGGCAACGCGGAGTTTTAAGAAGCTGAATACGCAGCAAGCCCTCCCGGCCGGGAGGGCTTGACTTTTTTGCGTGATATGGTACAATCGTCTCAAGGACGCTGTTGTATTGCGGCGGTTAGCCACTCCCTTGCGAAAGGGGGTGATGCAGATGGGAAACGGGCGCCGGGCGCGAGCCCTGCGTTTCGCGATATGCTTTATCGTGATCCTTGCGGTCATGATCTACATAGCCCCAAAAGCGTGTTGACCGCCTGGCTGCAACCCAAGCGGTCAACATAGTTCTACTATTTGACGTGTGAGGGCTAACTGCCGATACAGCAGCGTCCCTTGCTATCTTCATTATAATCCGGCGGGCGAAAATGTCAAGCCGGAAATTTTTTTGCCTTCGTTGCACGCGGACGGACACCAAACGGGCGAATCACTCTTACAAGTGATTCGAGATATTTTCGCCGTAAGAAAAGATCATAAAACCGGCGGAAACCTCGGAATTTTACACGAAAAACTGAATCATACACCATCGGCCGCCCCCGGCAGGGCGGCTTGAAACAAACCTCGCCCTGATCGCAGGGCGTAAAACACAGGAGGAAGCATGACAAAAACCACCAACTACCAGCTCCCCGAGTGGGAGAAAACCGACCGCGTCCAGATGAAGGATTTCAACGACATGACCGCGACCCTCGATACAGCCCTCAAGGCCAACGCCGACGCCATCGCCGCGGAGACCACCGCCCGCGTCGCGGGCGATATGCTCGTGAAGCTTAAAGAAAACACGGTCACATCGGAAACCACTCAGCTTTCCATCGACATGAGCGATATTGACCTCAACTTGTACGAAAAGATCATTCTCTACCCGCATCTGCCGGGCAATGACAACACGGATTTCAGATTTCATCTGAACGATGCAGCTAAGACTCAGATGGCAAGCTGTACACCTTGTCATAGGGCCTGTCCGCAGATCGAGGTGTTTCACGGTGAGGGGTTCTATTACTCTCACAGCACGGAGCTCACCACCACCGCGATCAATCACTCTATCGGTTATGTCGCAGACAGCGCCTTTGGTCCGGCAGGGCCGGACGCCGTGGTTTTTTATAAGCCAAGCGGCAAGTTTTCGGCGGGCGGAACGGTTCGCATCTATGGCCTGAAAAAGTAAAAGAAGGACCGCTCCCGAAAGGGAGCGGTCCTTCTTTTATCTCGGCTCAAAAAGCCTTGATATCGTTTTGGCAATTAGCCGATGACCATGGTCTTGACAACAGAGTAGGTCTTGTTAGCGGAATCGTCCTTGATGGTCAGAGTCACAGTGTACGTGCCAGCGGGGCTAGACGCATTGTAAGTCAGATCAACAGAAGTTTCGGTATCCGCAGCAACGGAGCTGCTAATGTGGCCGTCGGTGCTCTTGATGGTGATACCATTCTTAGCAATGCTGACAGTGTAGGTATCAGCAGTTTCAAGAGCCACAGTCGACTGATACTTAACAGTATACTGGCCAGTGCCGTATTCAACGGAATTCAGAGTCAGCTCGCCGGAGGTGGCAGGAGTGACAACAGAGGTCTCATCAACGATCTTGATGTAGAGGGTGCTGACAACGCCGTCGGTGAGCTTGAACCAGACCTGATCGTTCACATCATCAGTGATGGAAGCGGCGCTGCCGGCGGTGAGCTCGCCATTGGTGTTGATATAGTAAACCTTGCAGTCATCCTCGTAGGCATAGTAGGTGCCGTTGAGACCGATAACCTCGTTCTCCTCAGCAATGGTGCCAACACCGGTCTTGACGTTGGTGCCATTGTGAACGATGGTATTGGTGGAGCGGTTCAGCTCGGCATAATCGTTCCAACCGGTCGCGATGCCCTTGGTATTGTAGGCAATGCCGGAAACCAGAGTGTAGTTCGCAACGGCGCTCTCGGTCTTGATCTTGCCCTCAACGCCGTTGATGATGGCGTCGTACTCATAGTAGTAGCCGAGATCCTTGGTGTAGGACTGGCCGGCGCTGCTGCCCTTGATAAGGGTAACATCCTTGTTCTGATCGTTGATGCTGACCTTGGAGTTGAGCTTGGCAACGAACACGACCTTGGCGACGGTGCCGTTCTCGGAAACCACAGCCGCGGGAGTGTCGTAGGTGCCGCCGGCCAGAGTCACAGTGGGAACGTTGGCAATGCCGGTGTAAACGCTGTAAGTGGTGGTTGTACCGGTCTCGTCAGCGATCAGGAAGATGGTCTTGCCGTTGGCGATCAGCTGGCCGCTGTCGGAAACGTTGTAGTTGTTGCTGGGCATCAGCTTCATGACGGGGCTGCCATTGGTGATGCGCTCGGCACCCTCGGTGACCTTCTCGGCATCGCCCTTCAGCGTCAGCGTGTATTCATCGTCGCTGTTGATGGTATAGGAAACGATATCATACTTGCCGATCGCATTATCGCCGGAAGTAAAGTTTTCCACGTAGGTGTTGTTGCTGCCGTCGATCAACTCCTTGACGTCGACCTTCTTGGTGGTGCCGTCGGTGAAGAGGAGCTTGGCACGGGCGCTCTCAAGGCGAGCAGCCGGAGCGTAGTTGAGCAGGACAGCGTACTCCGCAGAGGTGGAGGCATCCACATAAGCGGCATAGCCATACTTGTCGAGGTAGACGGTGACATCCTTGCCAACATCATTGCTCATGTTGGCGATGCTGGCACCGTTGGCGCTCTTCTTGTAGGTGGTGCCGTCAATGGTGACGTTCTTCTCGGTGGTGTAGCCGTTCATCTTGCCGGTGACCTTCTCGGCCAGAGCCATGGACTGAACGCCGCGGTCGCCAGCCTTGTTGGAGTAGGTGTAGAGAACGATGTCGTCCTTGCTGTAGCTGTCGTCCGTCTCATAGGTGCTGCCGGAGCCGGTCTTAGCATTGAAGTTGACATAGGCATCCTTGGTGGTGGTAGCCTTGAAAGAAGCAGCGATCTCACCAACATAGGTGTTGACCTGAACAACGGTCAGGGACTCGGCGTCGTCATTGTAGTAGACCTCGAGCAGGGTGCCGTTGCCGCCCTTTTCGACCTTGCTGCCCTTGACAATATCGTCAGTCCAGGAACCGGTCGCGCCATTCACATAATAGGTGACCTTGGAATCGTCAATGCCCTTGCTCAGACCGAGGTCGGAATAGATGGTGCCGAGCTTGACGGAGTCAGTATACTTGGCATCTTCATCCTCGGCATACTCACCGATCTTCTTGGTGTCGTTGGTCCAAATGTGAATGGGACGACCAAAATCATCCATCGCACCGGAGGAGAGCTTCAGCTTGGTGTAGAGCTTCTCGCCCAGCTCGATGGTGTAACCGCCGTTGTTGGTCAGGGTCGCATCGGAGATGGTCTGCTGCTTGGCAATGGTGTTGGTCACATAGGTGGGCTCGGAAGCGCCGAGGTTGATCTCAGCACCGTTGACGGAGATGCTGGAGCCCTTGGTGGTGTACTCAACGGTGGGGGCCTTGAGGGCGTTCAGAGTCATCTGAGCGGCCTTCTCACGGGTGAGGACCTGATTGACGGAGCCGTCGATCTTGTCCATCAGCTTGGCCTTGGCCATGAGCTTGCTGGTGTTGATGGCCCAGTCGGTGCCGACCATGCCGGCGGCCTTGGCATCGTAGCCGAGCTCAACGAGCAGCATCTTGCCGAACTGCAGAGCAGTCAGCTGACCAGCGGGGTCGAACTTGCTGTTGCCGACACCGTTGACGACGCCGGCCTGCGCGCAGTAGCCGACAAAGCCGGCGGACCAGCGAGTGGAGGCCACGTCGGTAAAGGTAGCGCCGCCCGGGAGGGCGTCAGCAGCCTTGGAGCCGAGCTCGAGGTACGCGATGATCTTCGCGGCCTGCTCACGGGTCAGGTTTTCCTTGGCATTGAAATTGCCCTTTTCATCGCCAATGAACACGCCAACGGCGTTCATGACGTCAACAGCTTCCTTGTAGTCGATCTTGTCGGCATCTTTGAAAGCTGCGTTGCTGATGGTGACGAGGGACATGGACATGACCAACGCCAGCACCAGAGCGAGTAACTTTTTCATATAATGTTACTCTCCTTTCTGAAATTTCCGTTTCCGGTTCTGCGGCATCGTATATTCTTCCGCGTTTCGGCTCGATTTTCTTTTGTTTATGCACGTTGGCTCGTTGAGGAGGGCGTCCGTCAAAATCCTGCCTTTGTGCAAAACGGAGAAAATGTTGCAAAAACGGGTCAAATAGGCGATATCGTATCCCCATCACAGAAATTCAGGAAGAAACATCACATCAGAGCAAGAATAGAGGGAAGAGCATCAGCAATATACTGAAAAGCTACAATCAATTTATATGACATATATCCAAACAATATTAAATCAATTATAGCAAGTATTTTTAGTATAATATTCATAATTTCATCTCCTCTATACAGATTATAGCTTAATAGAGTGCCACAGTCAAGCTTGACTTGGTGTCACTCAGCCCCATTACATCAAGAGGTGTAATGGGGCTGTGTTCGCTCGCTGGCGCTCGCTGGTGCATATCTATTCGCTAACCGCGCTCACGCTTGGTTACAAAATAGAAACGCCGAGGCAAAGCCTCGACGATTTCTATTTTCTTATCTCTGATGATTCTTTCCAGACTGATGCTTACTACCGGGAGTAGAAGCAGCCTCTGAACTCGGATTCGCTGCCTTATAAAGCCAACTCTTAATAGCAGAAGTAATGCCAAAAGAAGCAGACTTCGCAGAATCAGCACCGGTAGCACCTTTAACCATCTCACGAACCAAACCATAGATATTATTCGGATTAGCAATATTCTGATCGGTCGCATAACGGTTAGTATCCGAAGCATACTTAGAGCCAGCATAGCCAAGCTGAGCACCATATTTAGAAGCATCAGCGCCAATCTGAGCAACGAGCTTCTCCATAGCGGTGTACTTGTCGGCTACGGCCTCTTGAGTACGAGCATTAACATTAGCGGTCTGAAGCTGTGTCTGCGCCGAAAGAACAGAACCAAGAACCTGAACCAAAGCAGCATTAGCAGAGGTATCAACCTCACCTTTAGCACCGGCAGAAGTCACGCCGGAAGCGGTAGCACCGGAGGTAACGGCAGCGCCGTTACCTCCCATAGCACTAAGCACCGGATTCAAACCGGCTGCCTTAAGATCACGAATTTCACGCTGGTGTGCAGTATTGCTCATGTATTCCTGCCAAGAACGACTTTTAGCGGCCTCCTGAGCGTTGAATTGCATAGCCAGGGCATTTTGACGCTCCTGCCAGTCGCGTTGCTCAGAAGCCATCTGAGCGCTTTTAGCGGTGTTTTCTGAAGCAGTCCTCGTAATGCGAGAAAGAGCAGAATCCAAATTTCCGACAGCGGGCACGCTCTGAACCTGAGCAGCATCTTTACCAGAAGTCATGAAATCACCTCTCAATGATGGTCAATCAGACCGGGGATGGAATACATAGGCATCGGACGGGTAGTCCGGTTCTTGATGTAGATATCCGCGAAGAGCTGATTGCTGACAGCAGACGTAACAGCAAGCACACGATCCACGTTTGTCTTATCCTCACGAATCCAAGAATCCGAAAGCATAGGCAGCGCAGAATAATCATCAGCCAAATGCCAAACATCAAGAGACTGCGCATACTGGGAACGCATCTCACCAGTTACACGGGACGGCTTATAACGGTAATCAGCCCACGCTTCCTGATAGCCGAAAACCTGGTCATCAATGACAGAACCGGCAGAATCCTTAACGCCAGGGCCCTGGGCAAAAATCTCCTTGTTCTTCACGGCCTGCTCACCGATGTTGGCGAAAACAGGCCAATAGTAGTCAAAACGATCCTTACGAGACCAGAAACGTTCAAGACCCTGCTGATAGGTATGATCGTAACGAGCGACCATAACACCAATGACAAAGCCATGCTCAGTGAAAGATTTGGTAAAGTCGGAATGCGTATCCGTAGTAACAGACATACCGGTTACAGTACCCTGTGCAGTCTCGCCGGAAGCCGTGGCCGACTGCTGGACAACCTGATTGATATTAATGGGGACACGGTTACCACCGAGATACTCGGGACGCTGAAGGCGGGCATCAGGAGAAGTAACACCAAAATGAGACTTAAGAATCTCGATATAGCGAGAACCGCCGCGGGCGTCTTTCTCATAGAGCTTCTGAATCTGGAACGCCATGCGCAGCTGATTGATAGAAGCACCGAGACCACCGGAAGCAACAGCATAAAGGTTAACAGGATCAAAACCGGGCTTGTCAGCACCACCACTAAAACCAGTAATGCCAGCATAATTAGAACCAGCAGAAACAGGCTTGAAAGCAAGGGAATCGTAGATATTAACCGGCCGATCTCCAGAAGCAAAAGAAATATTAGAAAGACCAGTTAAAACAAATCCACCGGGATCATGAGGCTGTTCACGGGTAACGACAGGATACTCGCCGGACGTGGCCGATGGAATCAAAACATCCGGACCTTTCTGCGGAGACGGAAGGCAACTCGTAAAATAGTCATGATACTTAGCAGCCTTATAGGGGAGACCGCCTTTCGCAACATCAGTAACAAACGTACCAGTATTGACGCCGGCTACAGTAGCATCATCGACGGGAACAACGAGCGGGTCAGATAGGTTTTCATCACGAAACCACTCGTTCATCACCAAGGCATAAGCTCGGAAGGGAAGAGCACTAACGGAAAGAGAAGGAATGCCAGTAGGCACACCGAGATAATCGGCAATAGTTCCAACAGACCACCCACCAGAAGCAGGAGCAGTAATCTGAGGAATTTCATACTCTGTCTGAGGAATCCACGCAGATTCCGTATTCTCACCGTTGAACTGCTTCCAATGAGACCAAGTAAGCCGGTTCGGTACGAAGAAGAAATACGTATCGAGATAGATGTTATCCATGACCGGAGTGAGCAGCGTCTGCAGGCGCACAACTTTTGATGTGTCCACGTTGAACGTATCTCCCGGTAATACTTCGTCAACGAAAAAAGGAACAATGTCACCAACATTAAACGAAGTCTTAAGAGAATGCGAGCGGTCAAACGTCGAACGCCGGATATCGATATTCGTGGGATTAAGCGCAAAATGAGATTCAACATTGCGGTTCATTCGGTAACCTCCTTTTTCGGCTCAACAGCCGGTTTTCCCTCCTGAACGGGCGAAACAGGCTCTGGCTCTGGCTCGGTCTTGATTCCGAGCTTTTCAAGAAAATCAGGCTTGTCCATGCCGGCCATAAACTCAGCAAAGTTATGGTTAAACTTTGCGCGGATATCCACAGGAAGAGAATTGAAAAAGCTCTGACCTTCGTTGACCCTATTCAGAAGCTCAGCGTAGGACGTGGGCATATTGGTAAAATCACCATAAGCGCCTTGGACACGCGAAAGCGCGTCAACGTCGCCGTTCTGAAATCGAGCAAGAATCACGTGGATATCGACGGCTTCGGCGTGGGATTGAATGAAATCGTAAAGGTCTTCTTTACCAGATTCAACAAGATCCATAACTCCATTTTCATCAAATTTAGGCTGATAGAGAATCCTTTCGCGCTGACCTCCATTTGAAATGAAGCGAGTTCGCGAACGATACTGAGTAGAGAATCCAAACTTTTCATCATACATAATCACACATCCTTTCTCTGAATGGAAGTACCATCCAAAATAACCTCAGGGAGCTGATGCGAGATCGTACCAGTCTCGTTATCAAACTCACCGATCTTACAGAGGGCATAGTCCTCAATGTGGGAAAACAAAAGGCTTTCCTTCTGCATACAGGCATGAGCGAAATTCCGCATAGCGGAAGAATCGTTCTGGTCTACCGTAGGCGGGAGGAAGCCCGTGCGGGCATCGCGGATAGAATAAACACCGTATTTCATACTTTCAACTCCTTATAGAACGGACAAAATTCAGGAAAATCCTGACAATCTTGATCGCAAACGTCTGCAAACTCACAATAGAACGGACAAGATTCAGGAAAATCCTGACAAACTGGATCACAAACGTCTGCAAACTCACAGTTAAAAGAATTATGACTCACAAACGAATACCTCCTCGGAAAACAGTCGGATTGATGTTGATCTTCTTGGACTTAGCGGCAGTACGACGAAAGACCTTCTTGTCTTTCTTGGGACGCATTTTCTTACGCATTAGATAAGACTCCTTTTCAATGATTTTATTCGGGCCAGCTGGTTACGTTCTTCAACGGCCAGCTGATCTAAATAACTAAGCGTGGTTTTCTGTAATTTTGCTTTCTGAGCTTCAGCTGCCATCTTCTGACGAACAGCCTTAAGCTTGGCAGATTCTTCCGGACAATCGACATCAAAAAGTTTGTCATAATATTTCGGAGGTCGAAACTTCCTTCCTCCTTTCTCAGTCGAAATGTTGATGAACTCATGTTCATATAGGTCTGGATGATCTTCATAATACTGCCGGGCAATGCCGGGCTTGCGAGACATAAGCGAAAACTCAGGAACAATGTTGAAATTCTCGTAAAACTCAGCTTCAGGGCCGGTGAGCTTCTTCATGACATAACGAGCGGTATAAGCGCAGGTCTCCCATGTCACAGGAGCTACAACAGCAAAACCATTCGGCCAAACTTCTTGAAGAGACGCAGAATTGAAGTATTGGAAACCTTGAGCAGATCGCTTGTAAGGTACAAGATCATGAAGCTCCAATCCAAAAATGATTGCATGATAGTGAGGGCGAAACGTCAAAGAACCATACTCACCGGAAGCAAAGAAACGAATACCTTCACCAAATTTCTTCCGAAGACGCTTCATAAAAAGCTGAAAATCTCGCTTCACGAGGGACATGCTCGGCAGAGCCTCGCCGGTCTCCGGATCGGCATAATAATGGATAGGAACATGAGAATCATCATAAGTGAGCGTTACAAAGTAACTTGACTTGTGATATTCAAGCTCAAGCATACAACGGTTCGCCCATTCACGGGAACGTTGTAAACGACAGCCAGAACATTTACCGCAGGGAATCTCAATAAACCCAGTAACATCACCGGGACGGCCAATAGGCGGACTTCGCATACACGCAAAGCCTTCACGAGAACGTTCGAGATGGTCTACCTCATAGCTCGTAACCTTAAGCAACCGTTTACCATCTTTTTCGCCTAACACAAAGGCTTTGAGAGGATGATAGCATGGCAAGAAATCACCTTCTTTGTATGGGGATATCGTACCCCCATATATTTTCGGAAATTTCAAAAATTTTCGCAGCAATGGCAGGCATTTCAAGAATCGGCGCGAAAAATTGGGTAGACGGAAGGGTAGACGGCGGCCCTCTTGGAAAACCCGCAAGCCCTTGCGCCCCAGGCGTTTCGGCGGGTAGACATTGGGTAGACATGGGCGGTTTTGGGGCAGGCTGCCCGTCAAATGCAACAAAATCCGACGATTTTAGCACTCTTAGAGTGAGAGTGCTAAAATTCATAGTCCGTTCACACAAATGCGTATCTTTGGACACAATTCCGGGGTAGACTCTGAGTCAAGAAAAGCAAAGGAAGGCAAGCTCCCGAGGCTTTCCAAATCTCGAATTTTCGGAGGTATTCATTATGTTTGAACTGAGACCTTACCGCAACAATAACCACATGACCACCTATGACCCGTTCCGCGACATGGAGGCGCTGGAGCGCGCGTTCTTCGGCAACCGCGACTTCCTCGGCGACGTCGGCACGTTCAAGACCGACATTCAGGACAAGGGTGACCATTACCTGCTCGAGGCCGATCTGCCCGGCATGAAGAAGGAGGACATCGCCATCGACATCGACGGCGACAACCTGACCATCAAGGCCGAGCGCAAGAACGAGCACGAGGAGAAGGACAAGAGCTACGTCCGCTGCGAGCGCAGCTACGGCAGCTACGCGAGGAGCTTCGATATCTCCGGCGTCAAGGCCGAGGGCATCAAGGCCAGCTACAACGACGGCGTGCTGAGCCTGACGCTGCCGAAGAAGGATGTCGAGGTTTCCGGCAGCCGGAGACTGGCGATCGAGTGAGATCTGCCGCCTGAGGGCGGTGCGACATTTGCCGCTTGACAGCGGCGCCACATTTGCCGCCTGACGGCGGCACGACCAAAGGGGTCATTCTCTACCGTAGAGAATGACCCCTTTGAAACCCCAAGAGAGCGCAAGGGGCAAGCCCCTTGACCCCACATTGTCAACCCCTGCGAAAACGGTACTGCACGCGCTGCGCAAAGGAGTGCGTGCAGTTTCTTATTGCGGCTTTCGATTTGATCTGCTTCTTGCGGCCGCTGCCGCTCTGCGGTGGGGTTTCGGAAGTGCGGCTGCTCGGAAAGAGAATCGCCCGGGTAAAATGCACGCAGAGTTGCACGGCGGCGGGCACCAAAGCCCCGCCGTGCGGCCTACCTATAAATAGGTCCGCCGAGAGATGCCGCCCTGCCGCGCGCTCTGCGGCGGGGTGAGGGGCACGTTGCCGTTTGCCGTGCAACAAAAGGCCCCTGTGTGCCCCTCATTTAGAATCACTCGCTGCGGTGTAACAAAAATACAGGAATGTTACAGGTGAGTTACAAATCGGCCAAAGCGGTTGACGGGCGGGAAAGCCGGGTGTAATATGAGCATGCAATTGATGGTGGGCCAAGGTGAGTTCCCGGTTCAGTTACGGGAACGGCATGCCACGGTAAGTGGATCGAGAAACACCCGAAAACACCTGATTTTGCAACACAAATCCGCGAATGGGGGTACGATATCGCCTATTTGACCCGTTTTTGCAACATTTTCTCCGTTTTGCACAAAGGCAGGATTTTGACGGACGCCCTCCTCAACGAGCCAACGTGCATAAACAAAAGAAAATCGAGCCGAAACGCGGAAGAATATACGATGCGCAGAACCGGAAGCGGAAATTTCAGAAAGGAGAGTAACATTATATGAAAAAGTTACTCGCTCTGGTGCTGGCGCTGGTCATGTCCATGTCCCTCGTCACCATCAGCAACGCGGCTTTCAAGGATGCGGACAGCATCGATTATAAGGAAGCCGTCGACGTCATGAACGCCGTTGGTGTGTTCGTTGGCGATGAAAAGGGCAATTTTAATGCCAAGGAAAACCTGACCCGTGAGCAGGCCGCGAAGATCATCGCGTACCTCGAGCTCGGCTCCAAGGCCGCTGACGCCCTCCCGGGCGGCGCTACCTTCACCGACGTGGCCTCCACTCGCTGGTCCGCCGGCTTTGTCGGCTACTGCGCGCAGGCCGGTATCGTCTCCGGCGTCGGCGACAGCAAGTTCGATCCTGCCGGTCAGCTGACCGCTCTGCAGTTCGGCAAGATGCTGCTCGTTGAGCTCGGCTACGATGCCAAGGCCGAGGGCATGGTCGGCACCGACTGGGCCATCAACACCAGCAAGCTCATGGCCGGCACCAAGCTGATGGACGGCATCTCCGGCTCCGTCAACCAGGTCCTCACCCGTGAGAAGGCCGCTCAGATGTGCCTGAACGCCCTCGAGGCTCCCATGGTCACCTATGACACCAAGGGCTCCACCATCACCGTCGATGGCACTAAGATCAACTTCGGCGCTTCCGTTGCCAAGTATGAGACCTCCACCGTCGCCAAGGATCAGAACATCTCCAAGGAGAAGCTCACCTCCGGCGAGTACACCGTTGAGCTGGGCGAGAAGCTCTACAAGGATCTCAAGAAGAACTCCACCACCGATGCTTTCGAGCGTCCCGCTACCGAGTGGATGCTCAAGGCCAAGTCCATCGGCACCTATGCGGATGCTGCTGACCTGTCCTACACCGCTACCGTCGAGATCGGCACCATCTATTCCGACCTCGGTCTGAGCAAGGGCATTGACGATTCCAAGGTCACCTATTATGAGGATGGCCGGAATCTGTCCAGTTCCTGGAATCAGGATATCGTTAAGGGCAGCAAGGTCGAAAAGGGCGGCAACGGCACCCTGCTCGAGGTCTACTACAATGACGACGCCGAGTCCCTGACCGTGATCGCGATCAACACCTACGTTGGCAAGATCACCGCTTCCTACAAGGCTTCCACCACCAAGGATGCCTATGTCACCTTTACTGCCAAGACTGGTGCCGGCTCCTCCTATGAGACGGACGACAGCTACAGCAAGGATGACATCGTTCTCTACACCTACTCCAGCAAGGCTGGCGACGCCGGCGTCAAGAGCATGGCTCTGGCCGAGAAGGTCACCGGCAAGATGAACGGCTTCACCGCCGAAAAGAACGTCACCGTTGACGGCACCACCTACAAGAAGAGCGCCAACGGCACCTCCATCACCCCCGGCATGAACACCAGCGTTGGTAAGGACGTTAGCGTTTATTTGGATCAGTACGGCTACGCCGCTTTTGTCGACGCTGACGATACCCTGCAGTATGCGGTCATCCTCGCCTATGAGAAGGGTTCCCGCCTCGATAGCCCCCGCGCCAAGCTCCTCTTCACCGACGGCACCACCAAGAAGGTCGATGTCAAGGCTCTGAAGAAGGCCGACGGTACTGCGTATACTGCTACCAGTTTGGCTGACTATGCCTCTGCCAACTCCGATCTGAACAAGTACGATGTGGTCTCCTACACCGTCAACAGCGACGAGGAGTACACCCTGACCCTGGCGGCTGACGCGCGTAACGCGGACGTTGGCTCCGCCAAGATCACCAAGGGCATCCCCTCCCTCGACGGCACGGTCTCTAACAACGCCTATAACGTCGGCTCCACCAACACCGGTCGCCTCTATGCCAACGGCAAGACCACGTTCCTCGTCATCGACGAGAGCGGCACGGATACCACCTACACCTCCTACACCGGCATTGCCAACGTCCCCAACATCGAGTGGAAGAGCGGCACCTACACCGCTCCCATCACCCTGCTGACTGAGGACAACACCATTGCCAAGATCGTTGTCGTCGCCAAGACCAAGGTTAGCGGCCAGACCAACAGCCTCTACATCTCCGACGGCAGCAAGGCTGTCACCTTCATCAAGGGCGGTTCCGCCGGCCAGTCCTACACCAAGGAGCTCGGCTACTACTATGAGTATGACGCCATCATCGACGGTGCTGAGAGCAAGATCAAGACCGACTTCGCTGTCACGAACTACAGCATCCTGACCGGTGTTTCGTACAACAGCAAGGGCGTTGCCTCCGGCTACAGCGATATCGCCTACATGGATATCAACAATCCTACTACCAAGGTTGACGGCGCCAACCTCTTCACCGCGGTTGGCACTGAGGCTACCACCAACTCCGTTGTGAAGATCGGCAGCAAGCTCTATGCCTTCGATGATGGCTGCAAGGTCTACTACATCGGCACTGACGGCACTCTGATCGCTTCCGCTCCTGCCTCCATCGGCAAGGATACCAACGATCAGGTTTGGTTCAAGCTCACCGATGGCCTGCTGAGCACTGTGTTCATCAAGGTTGTTGACGAGACCTCTGCTGTCAATCCCAGCAATGGTACTGTTGCTGTCAAGCTGGTCAAGGATGCTTCCGGCAAGGTCACTCTGCAGTACACGAACTCTGACGCCGCTGCGGTTGCTTACACCGGCACTGTGACGATCACCAATACCACCAACGGCTATACTACCACCGTTGATCTGGTCGGCGGTTCTTTCAATGCTAACACTACTACCTTCGCCAACGCCGAGACGATTGCTGTCTCTTCCAACAGCGCTGTGAAGTATCAGGCTACCGTTACCGTCGGCGGTGCGGTTCTGACCACCAACAGTGTGATCGGCGGCTAATTGCCAAACCGATATCAAAGCTTTTTGAGCTGAGATAAAAAAGGATCGCTCCTCTTTCGAGGAGCGATCCTTTTTTACTTTTTCACGCCGTACAGCGTCACACTGCTGCCCGCTGTGAAATACTGCGCGGACGAGGTTTTATACAGCGAGAGCGAGTTGGGGCCGGTCTCCCCGAAGTTCGAAGCGTTCGTCGTGCAGACCGTAACGGTCTCGCCGGTGCTCGTCAGCTTTCGGGTGGTGATGTAGTAGCAGCCGTCGCCGGGGCACAGCTCGACCTCGGCGTACTCGCGCCCGGCGGGGCCGAGGCCCGCGGCGTAGTCATAGTTGGCAAACTCGCGGTTGACGTAGTGGCGGAAAATGGTTCCCTCGCCGCTGCCGAAGCGCAGACGATAGTCCACGTTGTCAGTGCAGGCGAGCGCTGGGCGGATAATCAGCTTGGAGAAACTGCGCAGGTCGATGTCGGAAAAGTCCATATCGATCTGTGCGATCTCCGATGTGACCGTGATTTCTTTGAGCTTCACGAGCACGTCGCCCGCGACGCGGGCGGTGGTCTCCGCGGCGATGGCGTCGGCGTTGGCCTTGAGGGCCGCGTCGATCTTGGCGTTGTCGGCGTTGAAGTCGTCCATCATCACGCGGTCGGACTTCGCCCATTGGTTGAGCTGGTAGTTGGTGGTTTTTGTCATGCTTCCTCCTGTGTTTTACGTTCAGCAATTAGAACAAATTTTGCTTCGGAAGCTGCTCTCTCCGCCAACGCCTGCCGCCCGACCGCTTCGGCCCCGCGCCGCGCGCTTATATCCGTATTCAGTTTTTTCGTTCGCTTTTTTCGTGTCGAGCCGCGTCCATTGATCTCGTGTGTCTGCGCTGCGCACCCGACGCACTTACATCAATATTCAGTTTTTGTCAGCCCTTTCCATTTCAGGCCGCGCCCCTTTGGCTCCGCGCTTGTCATATTCTGTTTTCTCGTTTTTCCGTTTTTCTTCGACCCGTATTTCCGCCGGTTTTATGATTTTTTCTTACGGCAAAAATATCTCGAATCACTTGTAGGAGTGATTCGCCCATTTGGTGTCCACTTATGTGCAACGAAGACAAAAAAATTCCGGCTTGACATTTTCGCCCGCCGGATTATAATGAAGATAGAAAGGGACGCTGCGACAAGCGGTCGACCCAGTGAACGTTAAATTCTAATCAAAGATCAGAAAACCGTCACTTGGCAGAGTGGCGGTTTTCGCGTTTCTTTATCATAATCGTTACCGTAAAGGAACCGATATGTAAAGTGATTCGCATGGTCTCACCCCCTTTCGGGTGGTGTGGCCGACCGCCTGCCGTCTGTGCAGCGTCCCTCAAAACGATTGTACCATATCACGTAAAAAAGTCAAGCCCTCCCGGCCGGGAGGGCTTGCTGCGGTTATGCCTTTACTTGCTGAACTTGGTGAAGAGCATGACGATCAGCGTGATGAGCG